AACTGTCCTTTACGATAATGTAGTGTTTGTGTATCGTTGACAGTAGAAATATCGTTTAAACTAGCCTTAATCTCTTCAAAGTCTTCAATTAAGAAGTCCCAACCCTTAGTACTCATGGTATTAAAGGTTTCTTCGTAATATTTCTGTAAATCAGGGGCCATTTGGCTTATCCCTCCTTTAAAGTTCTTGACTGTATGTATTATGATAACACATTTTTATCACTTTGTCAAGTCTTTTGTTAACTTATTGCATCTTTTGTTGTTTATTAACCATTTGAAGGGCTGCAATACGCTCATTAGAAGCAATATCAGCAGCTTTTAGGTTAACTTGCTTCTCTTTAAGCATCATGTCAGCAAGTTTTAGACGTTTCTCGAAGTCATCACCACTATCTAGGTTAGTAGATGCAGCTTGAACTAGCTTTACACGCTGCTCTTCAGGGATCATCTGAGCTTCAATCATGGTCTTCTGAGCCTCAGCTGATTGTTTCTGAGCTTTAGACTGTAAATCAGCCACCTGAGCCTGTGCCAGCTCCATTGCAGCCTGTTGTTGCATCTGCTCTGCCTCAGCAGCCTGTGGGTTAGGTTGAGACATCTCATCCAAAGCCTTCATCAGTTCACCACGGTTAGACAATGAACTGTTCTGCAAGATACCTTTAAGGATCAATGGCAACACTGGCGTATTGGGGCCAAGTGTCTGCAACAAACCAATCATCTGTTGTTGTTCAAACTCTCGTGCCAAGATACCCAAGGTAGCTGTTGGGATAAAGGTCATGTCAACTGAAGGATAACGTTCACTGTCAAACTGCATATATCTGAAGGCAGCTTTGTTAATGAATGGGATCATGAAGTCTTCTTGGAAGTTACTCAAGGTACGTTTGTACTTTTTGATGATGCCAGCCATAGCCATTGACATACCACCAGCACCTGCGTCACGAGGTACGTTAGAGGGCATACCTGCGCTGTCAACTGTACCTGTAGCCTGTAGGAGCATACGCTCAAAGTTCTGCGCTGCAGCTGCTGAGTTACCATCAGTCTGACCGAACTTGAAGGGATACAAGATCTCAGAAGGTGAACCATTGGTCAAGATAGCTTTACCGGGCTTAATCTCAAACTTAGCACCACGGGGAAGCCTTGTAGCATCCATAGCAATCATAGGCGCTGTAGTTAATGCCAAGGAATCCATGTGAGCACGAAGCTGACCATCAATAGCCTTCTGCATATTGTAGGCTTTCTCAGCTGTACCTCGACCCCAGAATCTACCGGGGACTGTATCATCTTGGTAGGCAATAACTGGTCTATCCTTCATCATGTAAGGATTAGCTTCAGCCTTAAGCAAGATAGAGTCATTGGCAATCACAATGATAGCTTCTACCAAGTTGGAGTGTTCATCAGCTGATGTACCTTCGGAGAACAACTCTTCATATTCTTCCTCTTCATCACCTTCAGTCAAGTACTCACGAGGAACTAAACCATAGTAAGTGATTAGCTTAACCTTATCATCTTGATAGGTCTTCAAGTCTTGAGTTACTTCTAAGTCTTCATCCTCTGAGGCTGTGGTGATGTCTACCTTCTTGTAAATGCCACTCTCAATACCTTCAACAATCTTGTGAATGGATACATACTTCTCGATAGCAACGCCCAGAGCATCGTCAACGGAATCAGCATTAGGATCAATAAGGAAATTTTTAGGGTTAACTGGTTTGATCTTAACGGCAATACGATCCTTCTCTTGAACTCCAATGGCAGCTGCATTAGCAATGCCGGGAATAGCTTGAGTAGCTGGGACGTATTGCTTCTCAGTCTTAACAATGATTTCACCAATACCTGTACCATATATTTCAGCCATCAGCTCAATCTGGTCAATAGCTTTCTTAATCTTGTCTCTCTTAAAGTCCTCATGCAGTTGAACCTTAATTTGTTCAACATCTAAAGGATTACCATCTACATCTAAGACATCATCTTGAATGTCAAAGAATTCACCTTGACCGAAGATAGCTTCCATGATCTCAGCATGACGAGTCTCAATGGCTTGCTGAGTAGCTGGTGAGATGATACGTGAACGCTCTGACTCACGAGTCTTATCCTCAGCAGCCCAGATACCTCGAAAGACTCGCTCATACTCTTGCCACAAGTCCATGTAGTTAGCATCTCTGTGGTCACGCCAGCGAGTAATGTGCTGAGTAACCCATGAGGTGAGTTCCTTCTCAGCCTCTGTAGGTTGTTCAAACTGACTACTCTTCTCGTCATCGAACTGATCGTTAGTTAGAGCCATTATGTTACCTTGTAGTGTCGTTAAAAGGATCTTGATATTGTACTTTTGTAGTTTCTTGTTCTTGCATCTTTTTAGCAGCTATTGGAAACTTAGCAATTTCATCAGGTAGTGCAAAAGGTGATATACCTGCCTTCATGCGTTCTTGAGCATGGATATAAGCTTTTTCCATTATAGATGGAGGTATATTCTTAAGGAAATCTTTTGACTCAACATCAGTTTGAAGTAAGTAATTTAATTCTTCAGGAGTAAGAGAAGGTACAAGTAAGGGTACGTTTATCTCTTTACCACCCATATCTAAACCAATAGATATTTCTGTAGATACCTTACCATCAGGTCTTTTTAATAGACCAAAGAATCCACCACCTTTTTGTGAACCGTCTGGTCTAGCATTATCTTGTTTTAAGTCCATTATTAATATCCTGATATAACGTCTAAGACTTCGTAGTCATCATCTTCGTAGTCTGTGTTGTAACTTGTGATAGCTAACTGGTCAATGTAACTTAAAGCATCTACCAAGTCATCATGTACACCAGCTGTGGGGAACATGATTAGTTGATCTTTAAACTCACTCCAGTCTTCTTTCTCATTGAAGGATACCCTTCCATGTTCCATACGACCTTGTAAGCTCCAGACAACCCTATCAGTCTTCTTCTTGTTACCGTGAGTTAAATCCTGTATGTGAGCATAGATGTTATTCTTTCTCATCAAGTCATTCAGGTAGGGCAGTACTGCATTCTTTAGAGCACCTCTCTCAATACCTACCGATGTTGGCTGGAAGTCTCTAATCACCTTTAAGATGTTAACTGCAGTCTCTCTGATGTCCCACCTACCATGCTGGATCTTATGAACCCACCAATCACCGTTGTCCTCTAACTTAACCACTGCAATAGCTGTCTCATCTAGTCTCTTCTTAGATGCACCTGCATTCTTACCAACCTCTTCAAAACCTGCTAAGTCAATGGCTACAATGTATGTACCGTAACTAGGTTCCTCAGCAGTCTTGAACCATTCCTCTTTAAAGACATCTGCACCTGCAGTATCAAAGCTAGACAAGTACTCCTGCTTGAATGCAAAGGAACTCAGTGTTCTCTTAGCAGCCTCAATCTCCTTAGGATCAATAGTCTCATTGTCTTGAGTGGTGAAGTGCCATGACTTCCACTCCTCATCTTGTTCATCTTGTCCTAGATTAAAAGTATCATAGAACCAGTTACGACCTGATGGTGTAGAAATGAATAAAGCTCTACCCTTCTTGTCTGACAGTGAAGCCCTGATAATCTTCTGCCATACATCTTCTTTAACGAAGGCACACTCATCAAGTACTACGTATGTAAGTGAGACTCCTCGGAGACTATCTGGGTTATCAGCTCCTCGTACCAATATCTTCCTACCATTGATTAAGGTTATCTCTAGATTATTGATGTGACTTGCTTTGATGACTGGTCTACCCAAGTCATGCAATAAGTCCCACATAATCGTTCTAGCTTGTCCTAGGGTAGGTGCTATGTACATCACAGCTGAGCCTTCAGGACAGTTCAAACCTTCAATCAATAATGATACAGCTGATAGCCTTGACTTACCACAACGCCTACCTGCTGCTACAACTTTAAACCTAGTAGTATCTTTAAAGACACTCTGTTGCCACTTAAGCAGTTGGAAGTTTAACTGTGTCATACGTCAATCACATCGTCTGAGGTAGACACAATAGGACTATTAAGGCCACTAATGTTAATACTAATCTGAGGCATACTACCACCACTCTTAGCTGCATCAAACACTGAAGCTGGTAATATCCTATCCATTGCTAACTTAATTGCTGCCATCTGTCCGGGGTGTTCATCATCCAAAGCTATCTGAATCATCTTATCAAGGATTCTAGTACCGCCTGTGGCTAGTAATCTTTCCTTAAACTCTTGAAGTCTACCTGCATCACCTACAGGTCTACCTACCTTATTCTTTGTTCTGTTCTTTACAGCTTGAAGGTCAGTCTTTGGAGGTCTGCCCTTACCACGAAGTTTAGGAGACACAATCTGTACGACATCTGTATCTTGTTTAAGTTCCATTGTCTTTGTCCTATATAGGGAGACTTTTAAGTATAGTACTATATAGTACTAAGACATTAACATAAATGTTATTTAAGACATAACATTATAAGATACTTATATTAGTTATTAATATTAATTTACTTATAATATTATATTTAAGTGTGTTTAACTACTATGTTCCCCTACTAGGGTGTACGGTTTAGACTACTTAGTCTTAACTTAGTAGTGGGGTCAGGCTACTTAGTAAACACAATTATTTGCTATAAAGAGTATTCTACACTACTTTTGTCTATTTGTCAAGCGTTTTCTTTAATTTCTTTAATTATTTTTACTTTAATGTGATTTCAGTCACACTTATATGAACTTTGACGCTTCGCTGTAGTTCCCTTGCTAAGGTATACGGTTTTGTCTGTACTTACACACAAGTACCTACATTTTAGTTACTTTGTAGTCTACACTACTTTTACTTTATAAATCAAGTACTTATGGTTACTTCATCTGTCCCTAATTAGTCCTTTTTAGTTTTACTTTTTTGTGTACTTCAGAGGCTCCTACAATAATAATCTCCAAAGACAACGCATACCCCCCAGTCACTTTATAGACTGAGCAGTCACAATGTGAACTCTGTAGTCACAATGTGAACTCTGTAGTTCATATGTACACTTATGATCTCTAAAGTTGCATGAAACGTTAATGAGAATCATTCGCATTTAGGATCATGTGAGGGGCTATGTAGGTGGCTTTGAAGTACCTTTGAAGTAACTCAGGGTTAACCCTTACAGCGGCAATATTTGCCTATGAAGCGGCAAAATTTACCATAGCACCGGCAATATTTGCCGTTAAAGTAACAGTTTTGAATATAGAAGTATTACAAAAAAGCTGGCATGGGAGTTGCATGGTGTATTGTGTCTCTCAAGACAGTTAACCACTAAGGAACCACTACCATGAAACCTGACTCTATATTCTTCGCACACACTACAGGCCGTAATTGGACTAATAAGGACATTGCGAAGTTTCACTACTTCAACCAAGGCCACGGCCTCAACGCTCAGAAAACAGCCAGTGACTTAGAAATTGACAAGTTAGTAGAAGAAGGCCTGTGCAAGTCAGGCGCGATCATCGCCTACGGCGGCCTCAACTATTTCTATACTGACATTCTCCGTGGTTTAGCCACCAAGAAGCGTGTCGATGGCATTGAGCTTCGTGTGTGCTTAGAAGGCCTGAAAAGAGATATTGAAAAAGCTCAAGCATTTATCGCTGAGATTCGCAACACTCAAACGGAGGCAGTATGACTAAAGGTGAAATTGACTTCATTAAAACAGTGAACTGGATTGAGGAAAACTTAAGAACTGAATTGAGAAGGGGAGGGATTGAGGATACATGGCAACGCTTGCTTGAGACTCAATTAGAACTTCGCAAAGCACTCAAAGACTTGCAAGACTCATATTAATAAGGAATCAACATGAAACAACAATTAATTCACATCACATACAAAGATCAATACGGGATTCATTCCTATTCATTAGAGGGCTTTGTTGACGGTGACTTTGTGGGCTTTGCCAGTGCCTCTAAAGACAGAGTACAACATGAGCTTGCATGGTACACTGACAACTTCGACGGTTTACCAGTATCATTCACCACAATCACAGAGGAACTAAAATGATTGAAAAGATTATAGATGTATGCTTCGCAGTACTTATCGGCCTAATGTTGGCAGTAGGTGCATTGGCTTATTTTGACGTACTCTATCAGTGAGTCTCATAAGTGACAGATTACCGTGAAGCATTCAAGTAGAGTGCTTTGCAGTGCACTGTCGCACGTAACAGGCTACGGCCTAACTTTTAAGGTTGAACTATGACTACGAAAACTTATAACGGTTGGACTAACTACGAAACATGGTTGGCTAATCTGTGGCTAGATCAGGATGGTTATGCCACGGAGGAGATCTCCAACGTATGCCTTGGCCTCATGGGATCATGGGAGGAGAAGTCAGACGTTGATTGGAGGCTTGCAGACCATGTCAAAGATATGATGCAAGAATGGATTGACAACACAGTAGACGCTCAAAATGGCTTTGTGACTGACCTGATCTCAGCGGCCTTTCAAGAGATCAACTTTAGAGAGATCGCAGGTCACTTTTACGATGAATTGAAAGATCTTGAGGGGCAAGAATAACATGAAACACGACAGTAAACGCAGGTTTACACCCTTTGCCTTTGGGTGTTCATACTTTCAAGCTAACCCTTGGCTAAGGCAAAACCATTACACAGTGGAAGAAATAGCCACTACATTCTACACGCCTAAGTCTAAAGCTTGGGGTTACTTTATCGAAGGTTTTACTAAAGAATTGGAGCTTTACAATGCTAAAACACTTTAACGTCGAAGTCTATAAACACAAACTAGAACTGATTGTCGATCTAGAACGCAGTCATTGGTACGTGTTGTTTCCTAAGTATGGACAATATGCTAGCGGTGACATTGGACACGGTAGCTTTGAAAGGAACCATAATTCTTTAGTGATCGGTAAGCGCAGATACTCACTGGTGATTGATTGTGACGATAACCGGAGGCACTGGGAGGGTTGGTCATTCTTTGACGAGGAAAAGCAAGATTACCTGCCTGACACTGGGAGGCTTGACGGTAAGCCAGTGTGGAAGGTCTACAATGACAAGGGAAAGCTTATTCACACGCTATTTTCAGAGGAACAAGCAGAGTTTCAGGTTCTTTTCCAGAAACAACAAGGTAAAACTGTAACATTCAAAAAGGTTAAACAATGAATACTAAACTACTAAAACACACACGGGAACTATTCAAGTCTTATGATGTCCCTGAGCACGTAAGGCGAAGCTATCGTCTAAAGTGGGTGAGGTCTATTAGAAACCTAGGCGACAAGTGGCTATTCGCTAAACCTGTTACACGTAAGGAGAATTCATAATGTCTATCGAAACAATAACCTTTCACTTTGTAGGTGAATTACAGGACTCAGGTGCTATTGTAGACGTTCAATGTCAGATTGATGAAGATGGTGATTGTAGAAGCTTAGACTCTGTTATGTACAAGGGAATTGATGTATTAGAAGTTATCTCTCATTTCCAGTGGTCAGACCTTGAATGGGAGGCATCAAAGAAATATAAACTTGAGAATCATGAACAGTTGACCATTGCTCACGATCATGAGCACGATTTAGAGGCCGTCTATGGCCTCTCTAAGCCTTCATTAACTATTAGGTAAGGGGTAGATAGCCATGTACTACACAAAAGGCTCCATTGTAGGTTACTCAGGTGAGGGTAAATTCCTAAATAAAGTGATAACCATTAAGTTTGATTGCTTGATGGCTGACCATGACTTAGAAAAGTTAATTGAACCTATCAGAGAACAGTTCAATGAACTGGGTGATAAATTAGACTTTAAAATGACTCTACAAAGTGAGGATATATAACCATGCTCTCAGACATTGACTTAAAAGACTGGATTGAACAACCCTCAATTCCACTGTATGACGTACCGAGAGAGACACCAGTTAAGACACCTATGGGTATGCTATGGTTCAAGCACATTGACGGTATGTACAGTCTGAATTATGATGCCAATGGACACCCAGTGCACCTGCAAGCATGGGTGAAAGTTAACCCTTACATGAGGAGAAAATCAGATGAATGAGTATTGTTACCAAGTAAGCCCGACAAGGGATATATGGGTCTATGCAAGCAATGAGGAAGAAGCTGAAAGCATGGTCTATGAGCAGCTAGGCTATGACCCTGAGGACATGGAATTATTAGAAGTGAGGGAGGATGTATGAAATGTCTATGTTGTGATAGGATTCTGACGGATTATGAATCAACACGTAAGCACGCAGTGACTGGGACATTCATTGACCTATGCCAGCAATGCTTTAAAACTGTACAGGCTGACTCTCACCTACCTACAAAGGACAGGAAAGACTTAATATCATCGGAGGATATAGATGACAGTGCAGAGGATGAAAGTGATGACTGTCACGTTGGAGACACTAACAGTGAAGGAGACCATTGACAATCTGTACAAAGTGTGCTACCCTTACTTTAAAGATACTACAAAGTATCTAGGATGATTCATAGAAGTTAAATACACTATATAAGTATTATTTAAGTAATATACTTATAAAGACTTTAAAGTGTAGAGTTTCATAATGTGATAAAGACATTTAACCTTGAAAGGATAATTTTATGTCTATTGAAATGATGAATGATGATGACTTTGACATGGACTTGGTACAGTATGAATGCTGGTATTGGTCTGTCATTGATAGCATGGCTGAATTAGTCATGAACAATGGTCGTGATAAGGTAATGTCTCATGTATCTGAGGCTGTCTTGAATAAGGTTCACAGTGGTTACGTTGTAGCCAAAGAGAACGATGAACACCCTCTGCTATGGTAATGGCTTTGTTTGTCTTAATTGTAGCTTTAATTAAACTTGTATTGAGTAAATGAACATGACTATTGACGATAACAAACCTTGGCCTTTCCCGTCACATTTTGGTGACACTGCTGAAGATAGAAAACTGATATCTGATTGTCTTGAACTGTTGCAGGACTTCACAGCCTTTCAGCTTCGAGGTGAAATCTACTATGGCTACCTTGATGTGAAGGCATTGAAGATCATAGAAGAACTAAGGGAGGCTAATAATGGCTCTCAACCTAGTACGTAAACCTAAGACTGAGTCTAAACTCATTAAGCATATTGCCTGTGATGCGTGTGGCAGTTCAGACGCTAACGGGCTGTATGATGACAATCACACATACTGCTTTTCATGCAACACTTACTACAATGAGATGGATGCTGATGAACTGTCAGTTATGCAAGATGCAGTAGCACCACGAAGAAAGACCCAGATGCTAGACATCAAAGGAACCATTAAAGCGATACCTGATAGAGGTATTACCCTTCAAACCTGTGAGAAATATGGAGTAACACAAGATAATGGACAGCACTTTTATCCTTACACTGACGATACCGGAGGAGTTGTTGCCGCAAAACTTAGAAGAGTGGCAGACAAAACTTTCAGTATTCTTGGAACATTCACGAATGCTAGGCTTTTCGGACAGCAGCTCTTTCACGCTGGCGGCAAGGCCGTCACCATCACTGAAGGAGAACTTGACGCTCTAGCAGCTTTTCAGATGAATGGTAGCCTCTACCCTGTGGTGTCAGTCAGGAACGGTGCACAGGCTGCTTTAAAGGACTGCAAGGCACAGTATGAGTGGCTTAACTCCTTCGATAGCATCGTCATCTGCTTTGATGCTGATGAACCGGGTAAGAAGGCTTCTAAGGAAGTAGCTGAACTGTTCGGTCAGAAGGCTAAGATTGTGAAGCACTTGAGTGGCTACAAAGATGCTTGTGACTACCTCATTGCTGGTGCTACCAAAGAGTTTGTGAATGAGTGGTGGAGAGCTGAGGTGTACATCCCAGATGGCATCATCAATGCTGCATCACTGTGGGAAGAGGTGATTAAACCTGAGGCTAAGGCTGAGGCTATGTACCCTTGGAAGGGCTTGAATAAGCTTCTGTATGGTATGCGTCCATCGGAGTTAATCACAGTCACAGCTGGTAGTGGACTAGGTAAGAGTCAATTCCTGCGAGAGATATTGTTCAATATACTGAACACTACCAAGTGGAATGTTGGAGGATTATTCCTTGAAGAGTCCACTCGTAAGACAGCTAGAAGCATTATGTCGTTACACGCTAACAAGCTTCTGCACTTACCTGACACACCTACAACTGAGAAGGAACTTAAAGATGCTTTCGATGCAACTCTTGGTACTAATCGTGTTTATCTCTTTGACCATTTCGGTAGCAGTGACGTTGACAATATTGCCAACAGAATCCGATACATGGCTAAAGCTTGTGATTGCAGGGTTATATTTCTTGACCATATTTCCATTGTTATATCTGGTCAAGACAATGGAGATGAGCGTAAGGCTATTGATAACATGATGACGAAGCTTCGTACACTGGTTCAAGAGCTAGAGATTACCTTGATCTGTGTAAGTCACCTTCGTAGACTGCAAGGGAACCAAGGCCACGAAGATGGAGGCAGTGTGTCATTGTCGCAACTCAGAGGCTCAGGTGCTATTGCTCAGCTGAGTGATGCTGTGATTACCTTGGAGCGTAACAGCATGGCAACAGATGACAATGAGAGACATCAGACTAAGGTAGCTGTAGCTAAGAATCGTTACAATGGTTATACAGGCCCAGCTTGTGTGCTGAAATATGATATGAACACTGGACGCATGGTTGAGATGCAGGAGGAGGTGCTATGAGTAAGGGAAGTACACCTAGACCTTTCAGTGTAGCTCAGGAGCAGTATGATGCTCGGTGGGACATGATATTTGGCAGGGATAAGGGTGACAAAGAACGTGATAGGCGTGAAGATGCCTTAGCTGAAGTACAACGATTAGGACAAGAGATTCAACCCGATGATGAGGAGCAAGATAAATGAGTGCATGGTTAATTGCTGTAGTTGGAGTGGTTTACACTATCGTAGCCATTGACTTGATCGTCAAAGGGAATACTGGTCTGGGTATAGCCTTTGTAGGTTATGCACTAGGTAACGTGGGTCTGTACATGGAGGCTGCAAAGTGACACAAGATGAAATTATTAGCAAAGCAAAACAAGATGATGAAATTGAGTTAATAGACTTTATAAAGTTGGCTATCTTGCAAGAGCGTAAGATATGTGCTGAGATTGCTGAGTGGTGTATTGAAAACCATCTTGAACACCATATACCTGAGCGTATTAGAGCCAGAGGCAACGCCTCGATAAGGGGACAAGCATGACTAAAGACGAAGCATTGAAGTTGGCATTGGAGGCGTTAGAAGATTTGGGAATGAAACACTATGAAAACACTGGCGAAGTTCTTTACAAAGAAACATTCACCGCCATTAAAGCCGCACTAGAAGCGAAGGATGAGCCTGTGGCGTGGCGTAATGCCGCAATCAGACTTGGCGAGGAGCTGTCGTCTGTTGGGCCTGATGGCTACTACGACATGGATGCAAAAGAATGGTTTGATTGGGCTATGAAACAGAAACCAAGGGGTGAGCATTCATTACCACAGCGCACATGGGTTAATGCCACTACGTGGCGGGGGCTGACGGATGGTGAAGTAGACAAGATGATTCTTCTCATGGGTTTCCCTCCTGATTGGATAACAGAAAATGCCATCGTTAAAAATATTGTTCGTAATTTGGAAGCCAAACTCAAAGCGAAGAATTCGCTGTAAAGGAGAAGAAAACATGACCAAAGGAACCATTAAAGACGTATGGGCTGTGCATGAGAAACGTAAGGAACGTATCAGGCTCAAGCAGCGTGAGTGGGTTCAACGTAATCGTGACAAGGTTAATGCTTACAAAGCAGCCACAAAAGAACGTAAGAGAGCTGTCATGTCGATGAATGTCAATAATGTAGTCAGGTCACGTTATAGGACTGACTTCAGGAATACAGTGTATCATTGCCCTGAACTAACATACAGAGGTAAGGTAACATGATTGACGTAGACACGATAGCTGGTAGAATGTTGGATTTGGAGACTAAGTACTATGAAATGCAGGATAAGTATCAGTTACTCATTCACCACTATGAAGACCTAAAGGCAGAGTATGAAGCGTATCGTATTGGACATCGAGACAACCTTAGATCACAACACGATTTGGATGGTAGTAACTAAGGACATCGACACTGGAGAAGTGAACGTATGGAAAGCAGCAGACAGCCTCGTGGAGTATTTAAAGGACGTTACATTGATAGTAGCCCACAACGGAATAGGCTTCGATTTCTCGATACTCAACAGGCTCTGGACTACGAAGATTCGCTTGAACCAAGTGTACGATACACTGATAGCCTCAAGACTGCTAGATCCCTCGATAGAGAACGGGCACAGCTTAGACGCATGGGGAACAAGGTTGGGGAAGAATAAGATTGACTACGCAAAGGTATGGACATGGTTAATGGACAAACGAGAGGATTACAAAGGTGAGTGCTTTAACGTTCCTCACATGGCTCTTCTGGAGTATTATTGCATTAGGGACGTTGAGGTCACTTGTGATCTTTATAAGCATCTTACTAATGAACTCACTACGAAAGACTTTTCACAAGAAAGCCTTGACCTTGAACATAAGGTAGCTGCTATCATTGAGGAACAGACACGACATGGATTCAAACTCGATCAAGCCTATACAACCTGTCTACTTGCTGACATCAAGGGAAAGATGGCAGGAATCTATGAACAGATGCAAGAGAGATGGCCTCCGACAGTCACACCAAGGTTCCACAAGACCAGTGGAAAGCCCATCAAAGACTGCGTTGATACTTTCAATCCCGGAAGTAGAAAGCAGATTGGAGAGAAGCTGATGGAACTTGGATGGAAACCTAAGGTGTTTACTGAGAAGGGTCAGGCTATTGTCGATGAGTCTGTACTGTCTAAGGTTGTTAACATTCCTGAGGCTCAGATGATTGCTACCTACCTGATGCTACAGAAACGTGTAGCTCAGATTGAAAGCTGGTTAGAAGCTGTGGGTAAGGACGGTAGAGTGCATGGTAAGGTTATAACGAATGGCGCAGTTACTGGAAGGATGACACACAGTACTCCTAACATGGCGCAGATTCCTAATGCTGGGAGTATCTATGGCCCTGAGTGCAGAGAGTGCTGGACTGTGGAAAGCGGTAATGTATTGGTTGGCTGTGACGCTAGTGGCCTTGAGCTGCGTATGCTTGCACATTATATGAAAGATGATGGATATGTTAAAACGGTCACTGAAGGATCATCAAAGGATGGAACTGACGTTCACACGCAGAACCAAAAAGCTGCGGGTCTCCAGACAAGGGATCAAGCGAAGACATTTATATACGCATTTCTATACGGTGCAGGGCCAGCTAAGATTGGTTCCATTGTCGGTGGTAATGCTAAAGCGGGACAGAAACTTATCGATGCCTTTCTTAAGAACACACCCGCCTTACAACGTCTTAGAAATACGGTTAGCAGATATGCGGGTAAGGGCTTTGTACCGGGGCTTGATGGTCGTAAGATATGGGTGCGCTCCGAACACGCAGCTCTCAATTCGCTCCTTCAAGGGGCTGGGGCGAT